ACCAAGGCGGAAGCCACGGCGAATAACGGCAACGTGATGAAATCGCTGGAACGCTTGGAAAGCAAGCTGGACAAATTGAACGACAAATTAGACCAAAAGGCAGACAAAGCATGACGCTGGAAAAAGACCCGATTTTAGCCGCGCTGGCGCGGATTGAAGCCAAGCAAGATTTGGCATTGGAACAGCAAAACCGCATGGAGCGCGAGATGGACGAGATTAGGCAAGACACGCGGCGCGTGGCGGCGATTACAGGCGGGGCGGCGGGCGGCTTGGTGTCCACGGGCATTTTGTTGATTAAAGCGAAATTTGGGCTGTGATATGGCGCATCCGCAAAAGAAACGCGATGAAGTGCGCCGCCGCTATGTGTTTGAAAACTGCTCGCTGGAAATGGCGGCGGCTTTTGCCCAAGTGCCGGTTGCCACGGCGCGCAGCTGGAAATATGCCGCCAAGGAAACAGGCGATGATTGGGACAAGGTGCGCGCCGCGCATTTTATGGCAGGCGGTGGCTTGGAAGATGTGAACCGCCTGATTATGGCGGGTTTTTTGGTGCAATACCAAGCCACGTTTGAGCAGCTCAACGGTGGCGCGGAGATTGACCCGATTGCCCGCGTGCAAGCCTTGGGCAGCTTGGCGGATGCGTATAACAAGATGGTGGCAGCGAATAAGAAAATCCTGCCCGAAACCAGCGAGCTGGCAACGGCGATGCGCGTGCTCAACCTGTTGGCGGAGTTTACCGCGCAAAAATACCCCAACCACCTTGCTGCCATTGGCGAGCTATTGGAGCCTTTTGGCGCGTATATGCAGGATAAATTGGCATGAAGTTGAAAGAATTTACCCAGTCGCTCAAACAGCTGGCGGCGCAGTTGCAGCGCACGATTGAAGCCGAAGTGATGGGCTTTGCCAACGACCCTGCGGCGATTGCCGAGCGGCGGGCGCGTGTGTTTGACCCTGTGGGCGGTTTTGAATTTTTTGTGCAGACGTATTTCCCGCACTATGTGCGCAGTCCGCATAAATCGCAGCTGCATGAGTATTTGTTTTTCAGGCTGCCTGAAATCTTAAACAGTCCGAAAAACGAGCAAGACGGCATTGCTGCGCCGCGCGGCGAAGCGAAATCTACGCTGGTTACGCAGTTGTTTACGCTGTGGTGCATTGTTACCCACCGTAAACACTATATCTTGCTGGTGATGGACAGCATTGACCAAGCCTACCCGATGCTGGAAGCGATTAAGGCGGAGCTGGAATTTAACCCGCGCTTGGCGATGGATTTTGCCGATGTGTGCGGGCAGGGGCGCGTGTGGCAGGCTGGGACGGTGGTTACTGCCAATGATATTAAAGTGCAGGTGGCTGGCAGTGGCAAAAAGCTGCGCGGCTTGCGCCATGGCGCTTTTCGCCCCGATTTGGTGATACTGGACGATATTGAGAACGATGAGCAGGTGCGCAATCCTGCCCAGCGCGACAAGCTGGAAATATGGCTGAAATCGTCGGTGCTGCATTTGGGCGGCGTGGGGCAGAAGTTTGATGTGGTGTATATCGGCACGATTTTGCACTACGACAGCGTGCTCAACCGCACTTTGCACAATCCGATGTGGCACAGCATGAAATTTAAGGCGATGTTGGCGTTTCCCGAGCGCATGGATTTGTGGGACGAATGGGAAGCCATTTTGCGCAATAACGGCAATGCGGGCGCGGCGATGGCGCAGGCGTTTTATGAAGCCAATAAGGCGGAGATGGAGCGCGGGGCGCAAACCAGCTGGGCGGCGCGTGGGGTGTTGGATTTGATGAAAATCCGCGCCCGCGATGGGCATGAAGCGTTTGACAGCGAATTGCAAAACGACCCCGTTTCCAGCGAAAACGCGCCTTTTGCCAACGCGATGAAGTTTTGGACGGAGCTGCCGCCTGATTTGGTGTATTTCGGCGCACTGGACCCGAGCTTGGGCAAAGCAGGCGCAAGCCGCGACCCGAGCGCGATTTTGGTGGGCGGCTATCAGCGCAGCACGGGCAAGCTGTTTGTGGTGGCGGCGCAGATTAAAAAACGGCTGCCCGATTTGATTATTGAAGATGTGATACGGCTGCATCAGCAATATCGCTGCGCGTTGTGGTTTGTGGAGACGGTGCAGTTTCAAGAGTTTTTAAAAGACGAGCTGGTGAAACGCAGCGCGGCGCAGGGCTGCCCTGTGCCTGCGCGGGCGGTGAAGCCGATTGCAGACAAGCTGCTGCGGATTGAAACCTTGCAGCCGCACATGGCAAACGGCTTGATTTGGCTGCACGACACGCAAGCCACGCTGATTGAGCAGCTGCGCCATTTTCCCAAGGCGGCACACGATGATGGACCGGATGCGCTGCAAATGCTTTGGGCGAGTGCAACCAGCAACGCTGCGCCGATTGAATGGCACAGCACGGCAGATGATGATTTTGATGATAGGGAATGGAAAAGCAAATGGGCGCGTTAAGGCAGCCTGAAAAAGCATTTACCCTTGGTGTTTAACCCCCCTTTTAAACACGGCATAAAACATGGCAAAAAAAGCGAAATTTAACCCCAAAACCCCCGCGCAAAAGCCCACCCCAGAAGCGCAGCGGCAAACGCAAGAGGCACGGATTACCGCCAACGGGCGGGTGATTGCGGAGCATCCTTCCACCTTTATCACGCCTGCCAAACTGCGCGCGCTGTTTGACGATGCCGAGGGCAACGACATTCAGGCGCAGCATGAGCTATTTGCCGATATGGAAGAGCGCGACAGTGCGATTGCCGCCGCGCTTGCCACGCGCAAGATGGCGGTGCTGGGGCTGGACTGGCGTGTTACCGAGCCGCGCGATGCCAGCCCTGCCGAGCAGCAGCTTACCGCCGCCGCGCAAGGTTATTTTGACAACCTTGCCAACATGGACGATTTGCTGATGGATTTGATGGACGCGGTGGGGCATGGCTTCGCTGCGTTGGAAATCACATGGCAGCTGCAAGGCAGCCTGAATGCGCCCGCGCGGTTTAACCTGATACCGCAAAGCTGGTTTCGCTGGGATACGCACGATAACTTGCTGCTGAAAACCCCTGATAACCCCACGGGCGAGCCGCTGTGGGCGATGGGCTGGGTGGTGCATCAACACAAAAGCCGCAGCGTGCAGGCGGCGCGGGGTGGGCTGTTTCGCACGCTGGCTTGGTTGTATATGTTTAAGCACTATTCGGCGCACGATTTTGCCGAGTTTTTGGAGCTTTACGGCATGCCGATTCGCATCGGCAAATACGGCGCGGGGGCAACCGAAAAGGAAAAACAAACCTTGCTGCGGGCGGTGGCGGAAATTGGGCACAACGCGGCAGGCATTATGCCCGAGGGCATGATGATTGAGCTGCACCAAGCCGCAGCGGGCACAACGGCAGGCAACAACCCGTTTATGACCATGATTGAATGGTGCGAAAAATCCGCCACGCGGCTGATTTTGGGGCAAACCCTAACCAGCGGGGCGGACGGGCGCGCCAGCACCAACGCGCTGGGGCTGATTCACAACGAAGTGCGCCATGATTTGCTGGTGGCGGATGCGCGGCGTTTGGCGCAAACGATTAACCGGCAGATTTTAGAACCCTTTTTGCGGGTGAACTTTGCCTTTGGCGAAGACACACGCCTGCCGCAGTTTGAATTTGACACGCGCGAAGCGGCGGATTTGGCGGCGATTGCCGAAGCGTTGCCGAAATTGGTGGATGTGGGCGTGCAGATTCCCGAGCGCTGGGCGCGGGACAAGCTGGCGATTCCTGATGCACTGGACGGCGAGATGCTGCTGGGGCGGGCATCAGATGACAAAAAAGGCGCGAAAGACGCGCCAAAGCAGCCTGAAAACAACAAACCGCCTGCTGCATTGAACTACCGCCATGTTGCCCTGAATGCACATGGGCAAGTTGCCCCTGCTTGGGATGTGGCGTTTGAAAACGGCGTGGAAGATTATTTGCGCGAGGCGAAGTTTGCCGCCCAGCTTGAACCCATGCTGCAAGATTTGGGGCGCGCGCTGGCGGAGGGCGAAGATTATGAAGCGGTGGAACACCGCTTAATCGCCGCCTATCCCACGCTGGACACGCGCCGCTTGCAAGAGGCTTTAACGCGGGTGTTGTTTGTGGCGGATTTGTGGGGGCGCGCGCAGCCGTAATCTTTTGCTGCCAGAGGCAGCCTGAAAATGCCGTTAAACCCTTTTTTGAATGAAATCTGACCATGCAACCCAATCTTTCCCTAGCCCTAAACCTGCCGCCCGAGGGCGCATTGCGCTATTTTGATAGCCTAAACCTGCCCTTGCCTGCCAGCGCCAGCGAAGCCCTTGCCCAAGCGACTGCCAAGGCACGCAGCATTGCGGGGATTTATCAGCAAGAGATTGTGGGCGATTTATTGAACAGCTTGCGCCAAAGCGCGGCGGAAGGCACGCCGTTTGCCACATGGCGCAAAAATGCTATGGTGATGCTGCGCGAGCGTGGGCTGGCTTTGGATAAAGCAGGCGATATGGTGCAGCAAAGCACGGGCGAAGTGGTGGGCACAGGCTTAACGCGCCATCGTTTGCAAACCATTTTCCAAACCCAAATGACCAATGCCCGCATGGCGAGCCTTTGGCAAAAGCTGCAAGAGAACAAAGACGCGCGCCCTTATTTGCAATACAGCGCGATAAACGATGAGCGCACGCGCCCTGCGCATCGGGCGCTGGATGATTTGGTGTATCCGATTGACGATCCATTTTGGGATTATTTTTATCCGCCTAATGGCTTTCGCTGTCGCTGCCATGTGATTGCGTTAGCACCGCGCGATGTGGCGCGAGCAGGACTGACGGTGTCGCACAGCAGCCCCGAGCAGTTTAGCGAGATGGTGATAACCAACCGCAAGGGGCAAAGCCACACGCGCACGCGCATCACGCTTGCCGATGGCAGAAGTTTCACGCCCGATAAAGGCTTTGATAACAATGTGGGCAAAAATCATTTGGCGCAGCTGGGACAGTTGCAGATGGAGCGGGCGGTGGATTTGCCGCCGCGGCTGGCAAGCATGGCGGTGGGGGAGGCGTTGAAGCAGCCTGAAATCATGAAAAACTTGGTGGCACAAAGCACGGCGTTGGTGCAAAAAGTAATGACGGATAAAGTGGCGCGGGGGCAAATGTTGTATGTGGGAGCGTTGCCTTTGCCCGTGTTAGATGAAATGACGAAACGGCAAATTGAGCCGCAATCTGCCGTTATTGCAATGAGCGATGAGCGTGTGTTACACGCGCTGCGAAACAACAAAACCAATCCTTTGCCGCAAACCTTTTGGGAAAATCTGCCCGAAAAGCTGCAAGAGCCTGAAATGGTGTTGCTGGATGATGCGCAAGACAGAAAAGCCTTGTTTTTTGTTTACTCCCAAGCGGGCGGTAAGGAAAAATTGGTGGTAACGCTGAATTATGAAACCAAGAGCAGACACCCGATAACGGGCAAGAAAGAGCAAATCGTTGTGAATATTGCCAACACAGGCACGATTGCCAGCACGCAAAGCCAAGTGGATAGCTTGTTGCACGGATTTGATGTGTTATGGAAAAAACCGTAAAGCATTTTGCCTGATTCGAACAGGATCACACGGTGCTTATGCGCCGCTCCCTTTCCAGTTGGTAACCCATGCTTTACGGTTGTTTTGATTTTATGCTGTTTTGCGTTGAGCAACAAGAGGCGTTGGGACTCGAACCCACATAATACTAACGCAAGCTGTTGCGCCGTAACCGTTACCATTTGGAAACTACCCCTTGCTGTTGGCATTTTAACCCCATTTAAACCCATGAAACAAGATGATTGAAATCCAAATAGACAACCTTTTTGTGGTGCAAAATCAAATAGAACGCTTGTCGCGCGGCGTAAGCGACAACCGCTATTTGCTGATGCGGCGGCTGGCGGGCACGATGCGCTATGCGGTGGCGCAGAATTTTAAACAGGGCGGCCGCCCTGAATGGTTGGCGTTGAAGTATCGCAGCGGCATTCCGCTGAACGACACGGGCGCACTGCGGCAAAGCATTGATGAGTTATCAGACAACGACACCGCGCTGGTGGGCACGAATATGGTTTACGCTGCTATCCACCAATTTGGCGGCTGGGCGGGGCGTAATCGCAAAGTCTATATCCCTGCGCGCCCATTTTTGCAATTAACCAATCAAGACAAGCAAGATTTGTTGGATGATGTGCAGGATTATTTTGCCAGCTTAATCAGCTAAAACTGAATAACCCCAAAAACGCGCGTTTGGCGCGTTTTTTTTGCGCGGGTGCTATCTATCCCTATCCTTATTCTCTTATCGCGTTTCTCGCGCGTTTTAAACGCCTTTTAAACACTATTGCTGCGCCATTATCTAAGGCAGCCTGAAAAATAGCTTTCAGGCTGCCTTTTTTGCGCGGCGCAATCAGGCAAAACGGGGGCGCAGCCGTGCCACTCTTTGTCTTGTTTTGCTGCGCGCATAATGCCGCCATCCCATAAAGGACAACCCATGAAACGCAAAAATCAGCATTTGGCGTTAGCCGCTTGCAGCTTTGAGGTGTTGGGGCAAATGGGCAAGCGCATCCAGCTTTTGCCTTATGGCGAGTTTCGCGCGATTGACGGACGACCGACCGATGCGCCCGCTTGGTTTTTAACCGAGGAGAACGGGCACGATGTGGCGGCATTAGCCAATCAAGCGCGCACGCAGTTGGTGGTGGATTACGAACACCAAACCTTGCACAAGGAAACCAACGGGCAACCTGCGCCAGCGGCGGGCTGGATGACGTGGCTGGAGTTTACCCCACGCGGCTTGTTTGCCGAGGTGGACTGGACCGACAACGCCCAACGCCTGATTGCCAACCGCGAATATCGCTACATTTCGGCGGTGTTTGCTTATGACACGCAAGGCTATGTGCGCAAACTTTTGCACGCGGCTTTAACCAATTATCCCGCTTTGGACGGCATGGACGAGGTGCTCGCCGCCGCCAGCGCGCAATTTTTACCCCCAATGGAGACGCAAAACCCCATGAATACCTTATTGCAACAGCTTTTTGGCTTGCCAGACGCAAACGAAGACCAATTGAAAGACGCTTTAACCGCGCTTTTGGCAGCCAAACCCCAAACCGTCGCCCTGAGCGCGCAAACGTTTCAAGACCTTGCCGCCAAGGATGAAAAGATTGCGGCGTTATCGGCGCAAGTGGCGCAGGCAAAAAACGCGCCTGCCAACACTCCTGATTTAACCCAATACGCACCGGTGAGCGTGGTGCAGGAGCTGCAACAGCAAATTGCCGCGCTCACCGCCCAGCGCGATGCCGATAAGGGCGCGGAGCTGATTACTGCTGCGCTGGCGGCGGGCAAATTGCTGCCTGCGCAAAAAGAATGGGCAGAGGGTGTGTTGAAGCAGCCGAACGGCTTGGCGTTTTTGAGCGGCTTTATTGAGCAAGCGCAGCCGATTGCTGCCTTATCGGGCAATACACAAACGCAGGCAGCAGGCGCGGGCGAAGCGCATAAAGTAGCCGCTTTAACGGCGGAGCAAAAAGCCGCCGCCAAGATGCTGGGCATGAGCGAAGCCGATTTTGCCCAAACGCTAAACGGCGATAAGGCAGCCTGAAACCATTAAGGCGATGCGATACCATCGCTGCAAGATTTTTAACCCTTTAATACAAGGAAATCCACATGGATAAAGCCGCGATTTTAACCGCGCTAACCGCGCAGTTTCGCAAAGAGTTTCAAAACGGCTTGGCAAGCGTAGAGCCCAGTTTTTCTGCAATTGCCATGACCATCCCCAGCAGCACCGCCACCAACACTTATGCGTGGCTAGGCAAGTTTCCCAAAATGCGCGAATGGGTGGGCAGCCGCCAAATCGGCAAGATGGCGAAGCAGGCGATGAGCTTGGAAAACAAGAAATTTGAAGCCACGGTGGGCGTGGAGCGCACCGATATTGAAGACGACCAAGTGGGCATGTATCGCCCGATGATGCAGGCGATGGGCGAATCGGCTGCCACGCTGGCTGATGATTTGGTGTGGGGGTTGTTGCCAAAGGGCAAAACCACGCTGTGCTATGACGGGCAAAACTTTTTTGATACCGATCACCCTGTGTTTGCCAACAACGATGGCACGGGGGCAAACACCCCCACAGGCAACATCACCACGGGCACAGACAACGATGCGCCGACTTGGTATGTGGTGGATGACACCAAAACCTTGAAGCCTTTGATTTTCCAAGAGCGCACCGCGCCCGAGTTTGAAACCAAGTTTGACCCATCCAAATCCGACAAGGTGTTTATGGAGGATGTGTATTTATACGGCAGCCGCCGCCGTTGCAATGCGGGCTTTGGCTTGTGGCAACTGGCGCACATGGCGGAAAAAACCGCGCTGAACCGCGCCAATTTGGCAAAAATCATCGCGCAGATGATGACAATTAAGGCAGACGGCGGCTATGTACTGAACGTGAAACCCAGCCTGCTGATTGTGCCGCCGCAATTGGAAGACGCTGCGCGCGAATTGTTGGAAGCCGACAAAATCAACGGCACCACCAACACGTTTAAAGGGCGTTTGAAGTTGCATGTGAGCGTGCATTTGGCGTGATGGCGCAGGCAGCCTGAAAACCGAATGGGGAAGCGGCAGCCGCCGCGCCCCTAAACCATAAGGAAAAAGCTATGGCAAAAAACACACCCGAAACCCCAACGCAGCCTGAAAACGAGACCGAAGCGTTGGCGCAAAACCCAACCAGCCCCGAGCAGGCGCAGCAAGAGACGCTGCAACTGCAAGACGCAGCAAACGCCGCCTTGCAGGCAGAAATCACCGCGCTGCGCGAAGCAAACGCTGCCTTAACAGCCGAGCGCGATGCGGCGCAAGCTGCGTTATTGGCGGCGCAACAAGCAGCCGCCCAAGCAAGCGCAACGCAGCCCGAAAACCCCGATGCCGACCCACGCCAAGCCATTTTGGCGTGCAGCGCGGACGGCGTGGAATTCTGGCGCGGCGGCGTGTTGTTTAACGGCGCATGGCAAACCGTTTACCGCGCCGAAGTGGGCGAAGAGGCATGGCAGCGCATTGTGAACGAGCCACGCTTGCGCATTAAATCGGCGGATGAATATGGCGCATAACGCTGTTTACGCCGATATGGGCGACATGGTGGCGCGCTTTGGCGAATTGGAAGTGTTGCAGATTGCCGACCGCAATGCCGACGGCGAGATTGATGCGGATGTGGTGGCGGTTGCCCTTGCTGATGCCAGCGCGGAAATTGATGCGTATTTGGGGCGGTTTAAACAGCCGTTTGCCGAAACGCCGCCGATTTTGCGCCGCTTGGCGTGCGACATCGCCCGCTATCGTTTAACCGCCACATCGGGCGTGTTGATTAGTGACGAAATCCGCAATCGCTACAAAATTGACGTGTTGGAGCTGCTCAAAGCCTTATCGCGCGGCGAGGTGCAACTGGGGCTGGACAGCGCGGGCGCGCAAGTGGCGACATCGGATAACGGCGTGGTGTTTGCCAACAACAAAAACCGAATTTTTGCGCGAGATACCACATGATAACCACTCAGATTGAGCAAGCCATTTGCCTGCGGCTGCAACGCGGCTTGGGGCGCATGGTGCGCACCGTTAAAAGCTACAACGGCGAGGCGGACGACCTTGCTGCGCAAATCAAAACCCTGCCTGCGGTGTGGGTTACTTATGGCGGCAGCAGGGTGGAAACCATCAGCGGCGGCAATCGCTATCAAGACACCGCCACCTTTGCCGTGATGTGCGCCACGCGCAGCCTGCGCAACGAAGCGGCGCAGCGGCAAGGCGGCGTGGTGCTGCAAGAGATTGGCAGCAACGATTTGATTGATGCGGTGCGCCGCTTATTGGATGGGCAACGCTTGGGGCTGCCTGCCGCCGACAGCAGGGGGCTGGTGCCCAAAGCCATCCGCGCCATTGCCAACCATGCGCTGGTGCAGCAGGCGGCGGTGAGCGTGTATGCGCTGGAATATATCCTGCGCTTGAACCGCTGCGCTTTGGAAAACGACCGTTTCCCCGAGCCGCAAAGCGACCCTGCCCACCCCGATTATGTATTTAGCCGCTATCAGGGCGAGACGAGCGCGCCTTATCCGCCGTTTGAATATTTGGATGGCTTGATTTTTGACCCCCAAGCCGAAAACGCCAAAATCCCGCTGACGGCGCAATTTTGGCAAGATTAACCGCTTACCTTGAAGGAAACCGCATGAATAAAATCATGGTAGTAGCAGAAGTGGGCTTGCGTGTGCCGCTGGCGCATAACCCGCATGAATATATTGAGCAAACGCCTGTGGAAGTGGATGGCGACGATGTGTATTACCGCCGCGCCATTGCCGATGGCGATTTGCTGATTTTGAGCAACGATGCGCCGAGCGCTGCCGAGCAGTCCAATCAGCAGCCTGAAAACGGGCTTGCAGGTTTGGGCGAAAGCCCAAACGCGAAGAAAGGCAAATAATCATGGCAGAACACATTAGCTTTGACACCATCCCCGGCAGCATCCGCGTGCCTGGGCAGTATATTGAATTTAACACGCGCAATGCGGTGCAAGGTTTGCCGCAAAACCCGCAATCGGTGCTGCTGCTGGCGCCGATGTTGGCAAGCGGCACGCACGAGCCTTTAACCCCTGTGCAATTGTTTAGCGATGCGCAGGCGGGCGATTTGTTTGGGCGTGGCTCGTGGGCGCAATTGATGGTGCGCCAAGCGTTTAAAAACAACGCTTATTTGGATTTAACCGTGATCGGCTTGCCCGACCACAGCGCGGGCGTAGCCGCAACAGGCAGCCTGAAAATAGACGGCACGGCACAAACTGCCGCCAGCATCAGCATCACCATCGGCGGCGTGGCGGTTGCGGTGGCGGTATCGGCAAACCAAAGCGCGGCGGAGGCGGTGGAAAAACTGGCGGCGGCGGTGAATGCTGCTGCCCTGCCTGTATCGGCAACTGCCGAGCAAGGCAGCCTGAAATTAACCGCCCGCAGCAAGGGCGCAATCGGCAACGAAATCAGCCTTGCCTGCGATATGGGCACAAGCGGCTTTTCAGGCAGCATTACGGCTATGACAAATGGCGCACAAAATGCCGATATTGCCGCCGCGCTGGATAAGGTGGCGGGCAAGCATTACCACATTATCGTGTTGCCGTTTAGCGATGCGGCGAACGCCAAGGCGTTGAGCCAACACATTACCCAAGTATCCAACGCCATTGAGCAGCGCGGCTGCATTGGCGTGATTGCCCAGCGCGGCACCATGCCGCAAGGCACAGCTTTAACCGCCCAGCTTAATGATGGGCGCATTACCTGCGCTTGGTATAAGGGCGCAGCCGAAGCGTGCGGCATTATTGCGGCGGGCTATGCGGCGGTGTTGGCGTTTGAAGAAGACCCTGCGCGACCTTTGAACACGCTGGAAATTAAGGGGTTGAACATTACGCCCGATGCGCAATGGCCGCTGTTTAACGAATGCAACAACGCGCTGTATAACGGCTTAACACCGCTAACGGTGGTGGCGGGCAAGGTGCAGATTATGCGGGCGGTGTCCACCTACACCAAATCGGCGGCGAATGTGGATGACCCCGCGCTGTTGGACATCACCACCATCCGCACGCTGGATTACACGCGCCGCGCGATTAAGGAGCGCATTGCCTTGCGTTTCCCACGCGACAAGTTGAGCGACCGCTTGCTGCCCAAAGTGAAAAGCGAGATTTTGGATGTGCTGTTAAAGCTGGAACAAGCCGAGATTATTGAAAACGCCGAAGCCAATAAGGGCAAATTGGTGGTGAGCCGCAGCTTGCAAGATGCCAACCGCGTGAATGCTGCCATCCCTGCCGATGTGGTTAATGGCTTGCATGTATTCGCAGGGCGGATTGATTTAATCCTATAAGGCAGCCTGAAATTTGAACAGCAAGGGTGGCACGCTGCTGCCCTTTATCTTAACCCAACATAAGGACAACACCATGAGCGATGCCACCTATGCCGGCGCGATTATTATGGAAGTGAACGGGCGCGATGTGGAAATCATCAGCCTGAAACCGCAAACCACCACAGGGCGCAAGCCCGTGAAAACCATGAACCGCCAAGGGCGCGTGATGGGCTATGCCGACGGTATCACCGAGCATAAATTGAGCGCGACCGCCGCCATTCCGATTGACGGCACAGAGATTGATTGGGGCAACATCACCCGCGCCAAAATCACCATTTATCCCATCAACAAGGAAGACAAGCGCGTGTCGTATTTGGATTGTTTCAGCACCGAAATCAGCGAGCAATACGAAGCAGACAACGAAGCGCGCATTGATATTGAATTGATTGCGCTGCATAAGATTGTAGAGTAAGGACACCCCATGAAACACAGTTTTACCCTGCAATACGGCTTGGAATACGAGGGCAAAACCCATTTTCAGGCTGCCTTAAAGCCGCTGACCATCGGCGGCGAGTTAAACGCGATGGATGCGATTGATAACCTGCCCGCGCTGCCCGAAAACCCGAGCGAAGCGCAGCAATCGCGCCGCGCGGTGCAAGAGACGCTGATTTATTGGGCGCAGCAATTATCCATTGACGGCATACCACAAGACAACATCACCGCCGATTATCTGCTCAACCATTTGAGCGGCGCGGATTACAGCCAATTGGTGGACGAAATGGAAACCCTGCGCTCAAAATCCACCGCCGCTACGGAAGCCCCCG